TTTGGGCGATTTGGAATCCTGGAGTTGAGAATAGCCCCGTAGACAGTCGTTTCATTAAAAGCCCTCCGAATAACGCGATAATTGAAAAAGTAAACTATTCAGATAATCCATTTTTCCCGGATGGCTTAGAAAAGCTTCGCTTAAGAGAAATGGAGCGCGTAGATAGAGACATGTATGCGCACGTGTGGGAGGGCGCATATAAGACTCAGTTTGAAGCCGCTGTATTTAAGAACTGGCGCGTCGAAGAGTTTGATATTGATAAAGAATGGACGCTTAGGCAAGGTGCAGACTGGGGCTACTCAATTGACCCGAGCACATTAGTGCAAGTCGCTGTCGTCGGTAAGAATCTCTACATAGCTCACGAAGCTTATAAAGTGGGATGTGAGATTGATATGCTGCCAGACTTATTTTTGACTGTGCCTGAATCTGAAAAATGGCCGATTACTGCTGACAGCGCACGTCCCGAAACTATTGCTTATATGCGCCGACACGGCTTCCCTCACATATTGCCAGCGGTCAAAGGGTCGCGGTCTGTTGAAGAAGGTGTGGCGTTCTTACAGTCATTTGATATTATTGTTCACCCGCGATGTGAAAATACTATCAAAGAACTTGAGTTATATTCATACAAACGAGACGAATTAACTGGTAAGATATTGCCAATATTGAAAGATAAAGATAACCACGTCATCGATGCTTTGCGTTATGCTTGCGAATCAGCACGTCGCGCAGGTCCTAAGAAAATGACGGCTATCAAATATAGAAATAACGGAGTTATATGAGCATTGCATTAAATGGGCGAATTCGTGATCTTGAACAAGCTGTTTTAAGATTGACTGAAAAAGTGCAGTTGATTGAGGGGAATAGAAAGCTAGAGGCAAAACAAGCATCGGAACAGAATGATGGTTCTGTTATTCCCGAAAGCACTCCGCTTTCTGAGCTAATATCTAACGGCGCTTTGCGTCGCGGACGTCCCCGTAAAACTCAAGGCGAGTAAAAAATAATGGATGACGACAAGCTATTAGCTGCGATCGAGCAATACGAAGCAGAAGCAGATACTTCTGGTGGCATTCAAGAAGACCGTATAGATGCTCTTGATTATTATTTAGGCGAGCCGCTGGGAAATGAAGTAGCCGGTCGCTCTCAAGTAGTTAATCGAACCGTTTTTGATGCAGTCGAGTGGCTAAAGCCGCAGCTAGCAGACATTTTTACAAGTGGCGAGGAGATAGTAAAATTCTCGCCCATTTCCGCTGATGATGTAAAAGCAGCAGAGCAGGAAAGTGATTATGTTAATCACATGATCACGCAACGCAATAATTGGTTTGATATCTTTTATACATGGGCGCACGATGCGCTTGTGCAAAAAGATGGGTACGTTAAAGCATACTGGGATGACGCTGTAGATTTAACGATTGAGCGCTATTCGAATCTTACGCGTGATGAATTTTCTTTGCTTTCTCAAGATAAAGATATCAACATTGTTGAGCAAGCGCAAGACGTTGTTATAGATCAAAACGGTATTCAATCAATTACTTTTAGCGCAAAAGTAGAGCGCAAAAAGCCGCGTAATGTTGTCAAGATTAAGAACATTGCCCCCGAGCATATTCGTGTCGATCAGAATGCACGCTCTGTTTGTCTGCAAGATGAATCTGTGTGCTTTGTGCAACATGCTGAATATCAAACAATCTCGCAATTGAGAGAAGCTGGGTTTGATGTCGAAGACGATATTAACGACAGCGGCGACGGAATGGGGGACTGGGAAGAAAATGCCCGCGACAAGTACACGCCGTTTCGCGATCTAGACAATAGCAGCCCGTCAGACCCATCTATGCGTCGCGTGAAAGTACGTGAGACGTGGATCAAAACCGATTTTGATGGAGATGGTTATGCAGAGCTTCGCCATGTTGTTGTTGTTGGGACAACGATTCTGCTTAATGAAGAATGCGACGTTATCCCGATTGTCGCAATGTGCCCGATACCTTTGCCACATCGTCATTACGGACTTTCTATCGCTGATGCGGTCATGGATTTACAGCGCATTCAAACCGCACTATTGCGCGGCGCATTAGACAATCAATACTTAGCAAATAACGGGCGCTATGCTGTTTCTGACGATGTCAATTTAGACGACATGCTAGACAGCCGTCCTGGTGGTATTGTGCGAGTAATGAACGGGCAAGCGCCAAGCGCATCTATCATGCCGTTAACGCATCCTACGGCAGGAACAAATGTTATCCCAATGCTTGACTACGTAGATAAGCTTGGGCAAAAACGAACGGGTGTAAGTGAGCAGACTCAAGGGATTGACCCTAACGCGCTGAACAAGACTGCTACGGGCGCCCAATTGCTGATGACTGCTAGTCAGCAGCGAATCAAGTTCATTGCTCGCATATTCGGAGAATCATTTAGACAGCTATTCTTGCTTGTGCATCAATTGACGTTGACGCATTCGAGGCAAGCTGAGATTGTGCGCATGCGCGGTCAGTGGGTACCGGTTGATCCGAGGCAGTGGGTCAAGCGTAATGACATGACTGTCAAAACGGACTTTGGCACTGGAGACAGAGCGCAGCAAATCGCTACGCTTACTCAAGTATTGTCATTGCAAAAAGAGGCGCTGCAAGTCGGGCTGACAGGGCCAGAACAGATCTATAACACGCTAGTGAGAATGACTCACGCGGCCGGCTACAAAGACGAAGCAGAGTTTTGGATTGATCCAGTTAATGCTCCGCCCAAGCCTCCGCCCACGGAGGACACGGCTATCGTTATTGCCCGCATGAAACAAGAAATGGACGTGCAGAAGTTTGCAGCGGATCAAGCTGTGCAGCAAATGCGCTTAGACAATGACAAAGAGCGCTACAAGCTGCAATTGCAATTGCAAGCTACAAACGATGCCCGTGATAGTGAGCGCGAGCAGTTAAAAGCATCGATGCAGGCTGAATTAGAGCGCTACAAAGCTGAAATGCAAGCTCAGCTAGAAGCGGAAAAGCTTCAAACACAGCGAGAGATTGAGCTACTTAAACAAGTTGCTGAGAATGATCGTGTCGAGTTTAAGACTACGCAAGATAACGCTACTCGTGTGCTTGTCGAAGAAATGAAAAACGGGCCTGGAATGCAGTATCAGCAATCTGGTATGTATTCTCAGAGTGACATGCAAAATGACACCGAAACAGAAGATAATCAATCAGAAGATATTGGCGACGGAGAAGATTTAAAAGATATCATCGAGCACTACACAGAGCGACTAAATAATCAAAACTTATGATTGATAAAGACGAAAAAGCAATTCAACGAGCTAGTAAAGCAGAGCGCTTATTAGCTGATGATTTAATTATTGAAGCTAGAGAACATATCGAAGCAGAGCTATGGAGAATGTTTAAAGCAGTGACGCCAAATGATAAAGACTCTTTAGATTTTATTAAGTCTATGCAGTATTTTCATGAAAAATACTTTGCTTTTTTCTCTAGTGCAGTAAATAATGGTAAGCTTGCAAAAGCAAATATAGAATCAAAGCAAAAAACGATTAAAGAGCGTATTAACAACCTTTTTTATTGAGAAAGAAAAATGACTAGATTCCACACAAATGGCTCTGATTCTGCTCGTAGTCACGTAGCAGTCACCCCTTCTGACAGCACAAACTATTCAACCGGCCCAGCGCGTGGCCTTTATGTTGGAGTGGCTGGGGATGTGGCTATTGTTGCGGCAGATACTGGCGGCGCTGTGGTTTATAAAAACGTGCCAGCCGGTAGTATTATTCCTATTTGGCATACTCGTGTAAATTCAACAAGCACAACGGCAACTAATATGGTTGCAATGTACGATTAATTATGCCAAGTATTGGAATTGGTATAGGGATTGCGCTTAAATCTGGCGTAATTGCTGAATCGGCTTACGCGCTAGACGGCCTAAGCCCTAAAGCGGCATTTTCTTTTCGCAAAATAAAAAGTACGTTTTCAGGCTCTCCAATACGGATTCGCAGATCGTCTGATAATGCTGAGCAAGATATTGGGTTTTCTGGTAGAGAGTTAGACACGGCATCAATGCTGACTTTTACCGGATCTAATGATGGGTACATAGTAACTATGTACGATCAATCGGGAAGCGGAAACGATATTACCCAATCTACCGCTGCTTTACAGCCCAAAATTGTATCTACTGGGGCGGTTGTGCTAGATAATGGCAAACCCGGAGCGCTATTTACTGGCACTCAGTATTTAAGTAAAACTACGCCAGGAATAGCATATTCAAGTCATTATTTAGGGGTCGTTGCAACTCCTACAAATTTGGGCGATTTTACTGATTTGGTAGGGGTTGGAAATACTGGCGCTACTGGTAGCATATTGCTCATGAACTACGGTGCAGGTAATGCAACTCGTGGGCATTACTGGTCAGCTGTTGGTGCAATAGTGACTGATTTCACGCCATCGCCTACAACTGGGTCGCCTTACGTTTTTGCGCAGCTTGCAACGGGCTCTAATTTTTACGTTGTCAGGAATGGAACATTATCTTCTGCAACAGGATATTCTGGCACAACCTCTGCCCCCCCAACTTTAAACATTGGCGGACGACTTAGCGGAGGATTTGAGGGATACATGAAAGAAATAATTGTTTTTGATACAACATTATCAACAAGTGAAAGAAATACGCTAGAAAGAAACCAGGGTGCGTATTATGGAATTACAGTAGCTTAAAATATGAAAATACTACAATTTATTTGCGAACAAGATCCCCCATCTTCGCAGCTAAAAAAATTATTGGTAGATCAATTTAATACTTGGTCTAGATTGAACTGGTTGACTACTGATGTCGACTATGTTACAAAAAAATATGACCCTAGTATTTGGCAAAAGCACACAAAAATTCCAGGTTTGTGGTGGTTAAATTACGATGATATTTACATTGGGCTAGGTGATGATGGCAGAGCAATTGCAGATCAATTGCTAGGAGATTCGCAATTTCAAGGTGCATTAAAATCAGCGCCCTTAGTTAATGGCATGCCAGATACTCAATTAAAAATTATCAATGTTATTGATTTAGTAGAATCAGGCTACATGACGGCACCAGAAATAACTATCTATTAAATAATAATCCAATAACATATAATGTGTTAATTGTTTTTTTATTAAAAGGGGATTAGATGCAAGAAACGACCACGCCGGGAAATTCGGAAGTCGAAACTAGCGGCCACACTGAGCAATCAGCAGCAGCAGAATTGCTCAAGCGGTGGGGGGCGAAA